ATACGGCGCACGAAATCTAAAGAGAACCATTGAGAAACGCGTACGTACCCCCCTAGCTCGTCTGCTGGCCAGCAACCAAGTGGCAGAGGGAGAAACCGTGGTTATAAGCAAAGTTGCGGAGCAAGAGGACTTTGAGTACTCTGTAGAGAACAAGCCAATTGAGATCGAAAAGGAGATTCTATGATACCTCTACATCCGTGGTACACATCCGCTTACTGGGTTATCCGCCGTGGAATCAGACACATCCGCATGTTCCCCGAGAACTCTTACTACGCTGCCAAGTACGCTTACCAGCGCGTCTCACGCGGCTGGGATGACCGCGCTGTCTGGAGCATCGACTGGTGGTTGGATGACAAGATGCCTGCCATGCTCCGTAAACTCAAGGAAGACAAACACGGCATCCCCAGTTCCATGTTCGAAGGTTTGCCCACAATTCCTGATGAGGAGTGGAACTACACCGACGAAGCCTACGAGATGGCACAAGCTCGCTGGGATGCAATCCTCGACAAGATGATTGCTGCTTTCGAGGCGAGCCGTCGCATCCAGAACCTCACCTACAAGGAAGAACTGGGTCCGTATCCTCTGCGCTGCCCTGAAGGTGTAAGCAAAGAGGACTGGGAGAAAATCAAGGATGATAGATTCGCTGCCTCGCAACTTCTCCGCGAGCGCGATCAGAAAATCTTCGAGGAGGGCATGGCTCTGTTCGCAAAGCATTATAAATCACTATGGGATTAGTCCCATAAAGTGCAATACCTAGAGCATAGTAGAGGCTACACATGGCGTACACATACTACTTGAAGAACAAAATCACAGGTGAGAAATACTATGGCGTTAGATACGCCAATGGCTGCAACCCAACAGAACTTTGGGTGACATATTTCTCATCGTCTAAGCGAGTGGCACAGAGAATCAGAGAACACGGGCGAGACAGTTTTGTATTTGAAGTGCGCAGGACTTTTTTAACGGCGAAACAAGCGCGGAACTGGGAAGAGCAAGTGTTACGTCGTTTAGGTGTGCTACGTCGAGACGACTGGCTTAACCAAAACATCTGCGGTAAGTTTTTGAAAGAAGGGCCACATTCTAAAAAGCACAGACAAAATATCTCTGAGGCTATGCGGCAATCTTGGGCAAGAGGGGATTTTGCTGACGTTACTTTCAATCATACTGAAGAAGAGCGGAGAGCGGCTTCAAAGCGATTTAAGGGAATTCCAAAAACGGCAAAGCACAAAGCCAATATGAAATTTCACGAGTTGAATAAAAAGGTGGTCGAGTGCCCACACTGCGGTAAATGTGGGCAGTATGTAAACATGAAACGCTGGCACTTTGAGAACTGCGGGAAGCGACCTCAACAAATTGTTTGTCCACACTGTGAACACAAAGGAACACCACCGAACATTTTGCGTTGGCACTTTGAGAATTGCAAAAAGAAGACTTAACTATGCGTAAGGACATGAAGGACGTAATCATTGACACGGGACGCCGTGGCGGGGGCGGCAAGTCCGCTGACTCTCGCCGTGCTCGGCTCAAGCGGATGGATGATGACGAGGTGCCGACCTTTATCAGCACCGCCCGTCACCGTCAGTTTGGCTGGGACGCCAAGGAACTCGGAGACCGCACCAACCCCCTCGAAAGTTTTGCCGAGCGCCAGCGTACCCCGCGCTTCTGGCACAAGTTTGACGGCGAGGACCGCAAGGGCGAAGCGGTTGTGCAGATTTAGACATTTTTGTTGCAGTGCGACACGCAGTTGCGGTACCAATCACACACTGGAGGATTTATGGCACACAGAAAAGTATTCAGCCTGGAAACGCCCTTGTTTGACGCTCTGCTGGCCGGGCCGGAAGCCAAACGCGACGTAATGGCAGCCATAAGCCAAGGCGCGCCCCCAGGTTTCACTTACCGGTGGAAAGAGCAAATTCAGACGGAGGATACGCAATGAGCGCGGCCTTATACGTTGGTGACAATGTGGAAGTCATGCGCCGGGTTATCCCGGATGCGTCCATTCAACTCACGGTTACCAGTCCCCCGTATGACAACCTCCGCGAGTACAACGGTTTTTCGTGGGACTTTGAGTCTGTAGCACGTGAGTTATACCGCGTGACTAAACCGGGCGGAGTTGTGGTGTGGGTTGTGGCGGATGCAACGGTCAACAGAAGTGAGACGGGTACAAGTTTCCGGCAGGCACTTTACTTCAAAGAGTGTGGCTTCAATCTGCATGACACGATGATTTGGAACAAGGGGAAGTTTTCAGCGGTGGGCGCGTTGAGAACACGATACGCACCCGTTTTTGAATATATGTTTGTGTTTGTCAAGGGCGTGTTAGGTCGGTTTAATCCTATCAAAGACCGCCCTAACAAAACAGCAGGAGCCGTGGTATCTGGGCGGATAAGACAAGTAGACGGAACATTTAAGGATAAGAGCACCATCGGCAAAGCTACTGCGGATTTCGGGCAACGTTTCAATATATGGGAAATGTGCCCACAGCAAGGTAATAACGCACACCCCGCACCTTTCCCAGAATCGCTAGCACGTGACCACATCCTAAGTTGGTCTAACCCCGGTGACCTTGTGCTAGACCCGTTTGTTGGTTCTGGCACTACCGGCAAGATGGCTGTTTTGCATGGCCGTGACTTTATTGGAATTGACATTTCGTCTCAGTATGTGGACTTAGCAAAGGGACGCATACCCGGCGCGGAAGTGAGGACCTGTGAAAACGTCATCAGCTAAGGCCAAGGGCTGGCGATCCTGCATGGAACGCTCGCTGGTCTTAGCGCAGCAGATAATCGCAAGCCTTGAATTCAACCACATCGACTTCAGCGCTCACAGACTGACAGCGGAAAGAGTCGTTCAGACTCATGTCGAGGCGCTGCTGAAAGAAGGACGAAATGAAGATCGAAAAACTGATCGAAATACTCGACAAAGAAGAAGTACGCGGGCAGGTTGCCGCTGACGCCGCCGCCTACGCCGCCAAAGCCGCCGAAAAAGAATGGCAGTTCAAACGGCTGAAACATTATTTGGGGGTGGCATGATGCCAGAAGATGCAGACTACAAAGACCTTCACATATGCGCCCGGTGCGCTACCTGTGGCGTAATTTTTGACGTGACGCAAGGATTCGAGTGCCCCGCCTGCAAGCGCAACCATATTTCGTTCGCTTGGAAGAGCAGTCAGTCAGCGGAGTTCTGGAATAGGGGTGCGGTAGACCGGGACGATGAACCCGGTTTTGCTAAAGAGGAGCTTGCGCCGTATCCTCACTGTCTCAATACATACGGGACGGCTTGCGCGGATGACTGCCCGTGTTGTTGCTGGCTAGAAGAACAGAAGCGAGCGCAGCCGGCTATTGACGAGTTAAACAGAATATTCGAACTGGAGGCCCCCGATGAATAACGATGACCAGGGCTGGCTGACGTATTGGTTATCTCTGGGCGACTGCGCCAACACAGCTATCGAGATCGCCGAAGAAACGGTCCCGCCAATTGATGAGCAACACGATGCGGCGAAAGCACGCCAGCAATCTGCCAACGTAGCACCTTCGGGCCATTGACGCGCGGCTCGCTTCGGTTTAGAGTAGGTGACATAAGGAGAACAATATGAACACTTCAGAATTGGATCATAGGGTTGAGGCCGCCGAAAATGCGGCCCAGCGTAACCTGAACACCAATGACCTTCTGGGCATGATGATACCGGCCCTGTGGCAGGTAGCGCTCCAAGTAGCGAAACTAACCGCAGCGGTGGAGAAGGCCCGTGGCTAAGACCACCATCACAAGTGCCGACTTCCCCATAACAGAGAAGCAGCCCAACGTAAACGTCTGCTTCACGGCTCCGCCCTCCCTGGCCGATCGCATCAAGCAGAGTGCTGATGGGTGCGGCGTCAAGGTGTCGGAGTTCCTTCGTGTGGCCGTCAAAGCCTACATGGATGACCTGGAAGCGGCGTCATGACTTGCCATTCGTGCGGGCTTCCTGAACGTTCGTTAAGCCAAGATGGTCAGACTGTCCAAATACAGCTCGACAAGTCGTATGGCGAAAAGCGGCCGCGCAAGTCGACGGTATGGTGTTGCAGCGAAGAATGTGCCGTCCAGGCATTAGCGGCGGCCAAGTACGGGCACCAAACAAGCAAGTGGCCGGTCACCCTTGATCAGGCCAGAACGATCATTCGACGGGAGCTAAAATCACGATGATTTTCAGTGGAAACATATGTTTCAGCAGATGCTGAAACGCATCGTTATAGTGAATAGCCTATAAACTATATAAACTAAAGGCTTTGATATATCAAAAGCTATTGGCCCCGAGCAATCGGGGCTTTTTTATTCGGTTTCTGGCACATTGTTATACAACGTTTGCAGGAATCCGTCCCCGCCGGTGACGCGGCACCATAGGCAGTCTAGGACCCGGTGTTGGTGGCAGGGTGTGTGTATTAGGTCGGTTTCGGTTTTAACTTCGCCAGAATCGTCCGTATGCGTGGGAAACGCTACTGGCGACATGGGTTTACTTTGCTCGGCGGTTCTGCTTTGCTGGACGAGATTATCCATCCAGCGTTTACGGTCGTCAGAGACGGGTTCGTTGACCTTTACGGACTCCAAGAACTGTTCCGCATCTCTACCTTCAAGAACTGGTGTGGGCTCGATTGGCCGTGCCATGGGGATCTCCTAATAGCCCATTATAGGACAATGAACCGCCGTTGGGCCTTCCCACTGTTTAGTTCGTAGAAACGGCCCCCAGGCGGCATTCTATGCGGCAAACGACCAAGCATACCACAATTCCTACCTGAAGAAGCCAAGTTGCAAACGAACGAATAGTTCCTTACCTTTATCGTCCCAAAAAGACACCAGCTGCAGCAGATCCCGGAACTCTTTTTCCGTACAATTTCCCTTTATCTGATTGCACCGCTTACAAGCCAGTACCAAGTTGTGGGTCGAGGCGCTACCGTTGCGCGCGATGGGCAGTCTGTGGTCCATTTGGGGTTTGCCGGCTTTTGTAGCGCTGAGACGGCGCCGGCAATAGGTGCACTCGAGGGGTTGGATCCGGAGGTGGGCTTCTACCTCAACTATGGTAGGGATTGACTCCGGTGGCAGGGGCCTCCCGATCTTTGCTGCCCTCGCCTT